CTTTTGATGATTCAGTGTGAGAATATGATTGTCCATGTCGTCTTGATTGCTACATGAGAAGTCACAAATTTTACATTTAATATTTTCGGTATTTTTCGGCGTAAAATTTTTTTCCATTATTTCCATTATTTCCATTATAATGGAAATAGAAAAAAACGCCTAAATCCTTTCGCACAAAACTGTAAAAATTTACAATCACAAATGAAAACAGTTTATTTTGGAAATGAGAGCATTATGCTCTAAAACGCTTTTTCACGTTTTTTTCAATTCATTTTCGCAAAATAAAAAAAACACACATAAAAACCTTGTGTAATTTTCAAAATCCAAAAACAAAACTGAAAAACTGAAAAAAAACGACTTACCTACTATTATCTAATGACATTCCCTTTTTTTCAGTAGTAAATCATCCCCTACATATGTAGGTAGCTACCTAGATGAGTTATTTACGTTAGAATCATCCCCCGAAAAGCCGAAATTGGCGATAGGGCGTTCATTCGTCGAAAATCGATGATAAAACATTGATATTTCGTGTTTTTATTAGAAATATCCTCCAAAAACATGAAATCACTTTTATGGGTGTACATTCGTCGAAAATAGATGATAAAACAAAGGTATTTCACGGTCATTAGAAACATCCTCCAAAAACATGAAATCACTTTTATGGGTGTACATTCGTCGAAAATAGATGATAAACCAAAGGTATTTCACGGTCATTAGAAACATCCTCCAAAAACATGAAATCACTTTTATGGGTGTACATTCGTCGAAAATAGATGATAAAATAACTAATTATATTCTAACATGAAACATGAATTCTACCGAAGATGAAATCACATACTGGGATGTAAAAATATAACATAGAGAGAAAATATAATAAAAATAAGATGTATGTTTATTATATGAGTGATTTAAAAAATGATTATTTATTAAAAGCATTGGATAATGAAAATAACATAGGAATAGAAAATTTAACAACTAGAAAAATCAAGACAATCAAAAATGACCATTTACAACAATTACAATTATCAAGAGAGAAAATAAAGGAACTTCATTTGAAATTAAAGCATTATCGACTTGTAGATGATTTAACCGATATTCAATACGGACGATATATTCGATGGATAAATTTAAAAAATCCTGAAAAAATCTGCTTGACGACTGGAGGCATTATAATTGATATAAAGATTCAAAATGATGGAATATATTTGTTGTGTCGGAATTTTAAAAATAAGCGTTTCCAAATAAAAATTGATGAATGTTTCATCTTTCAGAAACTAACAGACCAAGAAAAAACGATTTTATTGGCACTTGATTATCTAGACAAAACATAATCTATGTCTACATCAAACTCAAGTACATAATCGAAAATTTTTACTAATAATAGTAATAATTTCATGTTTTGGTTCTTTTGGTTTTTTTCGTTTTATTAAAGCCGGTTTTATTTCTAAACTTGTTCAAAACTTGTTTTTGTGTACCTTTTTTGGAGAGAAGTTTGTGTCCTTTTTTACATTTAAAATTATAAAAATCGATATTTCTCTTTTGAAATATATTATTTCTACAAATCCCAATAGCACTTTTTTCACCCAATTGTGTATTTTTTCGAACTTTCTTAATACATTTACATAATTTACTTGCTAATACGTCTTCGGCTAATTCTTTATATGTTTTATTATTTGGTTTAGGAAGTTGATAAAACTGAACAATTTTTTTATAATCAGTTGATGACAATTCCATTAGAGAGTATATTATTTGGTGATATTTTTTATAAACGTATATTATTTTTTATAAACGTATATTATATGACTAAACCATTTAAAATAGTGGTATTTGATTTGGATGAAACACTCGGGTATTTTACTGAATTTGGAATATTTTGTGATTGTCTAAGCAAGTATTTTAAAAATAGTCAATATAGCAATATGAATTTTAATGAGTTGTTAGATTTATATCCAGAATTTTTACGCCCAAAAATAGTAAATACTCTAAAATATTTGAAAACAAAAAAAAAAGAAAATAAATGCTATAAAGTGATGATATATACAAATAATCAAGGTGACAAAAATTGGGCAATTAACATAAAAAAATACTTTGATAATAAAGTAGAATACGAATTATTCGACAAGATAATAGCAGCATTTAAAGTACGAGGTCAGCATATAGAACTTGGGAGAACGTCTCATGATAAAACAATGGATGATTTTGTAAGATGTACTAAATTACCAGATAACATAGAAGTATGTTTTATCGACGATTTGTATCATGCTGGGATGGTGGACGATAAAGTTTATTATATAAATGTAAAACCATACAAGCATCAATTAAGTATTGAATCTATGACAAATACGTTTCTAGATTCCAACTTGGGAAGTAGTATCAATGATAAAGAAAGGTTTACAAATTCAATTCATCACGAATTTAAGAAGTATAGCTATAGAATCCATGAAAAGACAGTACAGGAGCAACAAATAGATGAGATTATAGGAAAGCGAATGTTACAGCATTTAAAACAGTTTTTTTATGAAAAGACCAATAAAACGTTTAAAAATAAAAATAAAAATAAAGATTCAATTGATAACGGTACAAGAAAAAGAGTACATAAAAAGAAAACATAAAAAGAAAACATAAAAAGAATCAAATAGCATTTATCGATAAATGTGTATTATTTTGGTTACTTCAGTCAAGCCTATACTATCAGCATATTGACTAAAAGTAGTTGTAGCAAGTAAAAATATAGCAGAAGAAAATACTATTTTTCTATCAAACTCAGTAAATTGTGTGTTTGTAAATGGATTAAATCGAATTATTAAGAATATTGTTACATAGTATTTCATAAGGTTCTGTAACCTGTCTAAATATTCTCGATTATCAATACCAATTTGAAAGTAAACAAATATATATAAAATATAAGATAAATAAAGGGCTAAATCAAATATTAGTTCATGATACTTCATTATATAGATTATATATATAGTCTTCAAAAATAATACAAATAATTTCTTAATTTGTATTATTTGTATTTGTATTATTTTATTTGTCTCATATACATCTAACTAGACACGTACATCAATTGTAAGTATAAATTTGAAACACTTATTCGCTAAAAAGATGGAATATAGCAAAAATTCCACACATAGAGTTATATGAAATATAACGAATTCTTTAGGTAAATTTCAAAATAATATATTCGATTACTATAATAATGAATAAATTGTATGGAGTAATAGAAGGCGTATATACATGTAATCATGGAAGGGTGGATGAATTGAATAATAGAATAGCGGATAGAAATATTCCATCAAATGGATTACAGCCACAATATGGTATTCGTCCAACATCTACAAAATATGGATATATGCCAATATTGGACCAGTATAAAAAGGCAACTATTCCAATTCAGTCATATACGCCATATTCAACAAAGGTTGTATTTAACCCAGGAAACGCACAAGCGCCTTGGAGCGGATTTTCAAATAATATTAATACCGAATCTCAATTGCGAAACCAATTTTTTGCTTTACAAAAAAGTGAACAATCTGTATATGTTCCATCATCGACAAGTGATTTATATCAAACCAGAGTGGATTATACAGCCCAGAAACAAACGCATCCAATGTTATTTGACAACCCTGATTTAGCACCATTTAACCCCAATGTTCATAATTTAGGCAATAGTTTATTTAACAATCATACGAGATATCAATTAAAGGATAGTTCTGAAAATTTGTAAAATTATGAAATATAATTTCATTGAAATATGTAAATGGATATTTCAATGAATATGTCAATGAATATGTCAATGAATATGTCAACGGATACTTCAACTAATATGTCAACCAACATGTCAATGTCTGACATAGATAATATAACGCTGAATTATTTTTCAAATAAATCACAATTCAATAGTATTTTAAAAAAGACCGAACTGATGAACGATAAAAAGTTTATAATTGATAAAAAGTTTTATAAAAAACGGGTATTAGATTTAACTAAGCGATTATTTAGGGATGAAGAAGTAAATGGGCTGTTGTTCAATAGTTTTAATGTTTATATAAATAATTGTATAAAGTATTTAAAATTTGAAGACAAGCGTGATATAATACAAGATAAATACGCCTCCATGGATGAAGCAACTATATTAGCTAATTTAAACAATGAAACGAATATAACAAATATAACCAATCTGCACGGAGATAATAATGAGTTGGTAGAAGCATGTAACTATAAAAAATGCGACCATTTATTTAGTAAACCTGAAAATATGAAACAGATAAATTTAGATACGTTTGTAATAAGGAAGACTGTGCGAAAGAATCAACAAGTATTACCAAAAAAAGAACATATAAATATAAAGACGAAGGAACATAAAACAAAAGGTATTGTAAAAAAGAAAAATGTAGATATTATATATGAAGAACATGCAAAGAATGGAACATGCTAGAACGGTAAGTAAAAATAAAAATAAAAATAAAAATAAAAATAAAAATAAAAATAAAACACGTAATCGTGGAACAGTAAAAGGCGGAACAGTAAAAGGCGACACGTTTTTTGGCGGAAGACAACAAATAACACGTACTATATCATATAAAAAAGAAAATTGTAGTCCAAATCCAAATAAGAGTAATTTTTCTTGTTATACAAATGACGCGTTATTCAAAATGAAAGAATATTGGAATGCTCGTCATGAACGAAATATGATATCCACAAATAATCCGAAAGAAATCTGGAGTGAATTGAAAGAAAACATGTCAAATAGTTGTGATCGTGAATCATGTTGGTTAAGAAGCAAGTTTATGGAAGGTAATATTGATGGCGATTTATTAAACTATACTTTTGCGCCAAAATCACCGGATGATTGGAAAAGAAAGCCAAATGAGTGGTTGAGTAGTTTAGATATAGAATCAGTTATGAAACAGTATGAAAAGTTTTACAAGTGTTTCGAATTTTTGGGACCATCACCGATAGATTTCG